TAAACACCGACGGGTGTTCTCTCTTTCACTTTGGAATTTAGTTCGGTACCTTCATAATTCAAAGTCTGTCTCATAAATCGGTCTACTTTCGCATGATTCGCATTCCTGTTGAAGTTGTTAGCAAACTTAGCGAAACTACGATAATCAAAACTGCCACTCATGACTTGCCCTCTAGCTTTATAGCAATTTCTTGATGTGACCAATACTGACCAATAGGCACATTAGACCGTGTAAACACTTTAACGTGCCCATTTCTATCAGTCACCTCAATCTTGCAACCTGCAGGGATATCATAGACAACAGAACAAAAGAGTTTCATATCATAGCCATTTGCTTGATAGTCGCTCCCGTTCGTTGAACTATTGCTCATTTGCGAAATCCTGCAAGGAATGTCCTCTAATAGCACGCTTTCTGACATACTGGTCAAACCGTCTATCTCTTGCTCTGTATAACCTTTAACCGTCATTTTACAGTCATACAAGCAATCAAAGACTGTCTTAGCATATTCGGTCATAGTAGCTTCCTAAAACGATTCAACTGACGCTTGTAGCGCTCAAGTGATGACGGCACTTGTTTCATTCGTTGAATCATTTCATAAGGACTAACCTTTTCGATTGTCGTATCACCCATTTTGATACTCTTGACCGAAAAGTCGTCTGCGTCAGCTTTTTCAGCAAGAACGCTTTGCTCCTTGACCTTGTCCAGTAAGTCGTTGGTCATGTCTATCCATACGTTCTCTAAACGTCCAGGCACACTGTCTTGGTGAATATAATTCAAAATCTCGTTTTCTGCTTGGGTCAAAGCGTAGTGAAGAACTTCCATATCTTTGAAATAATTATCCTGACGCATTTTCCGAACACATGAGATCAAGTACATTGTGTTGTCTTGTTTCAATTCTTGAATCATATTCTGTTACCCAATCTATTCGCCAATTTTGTGTTTCAAAGCGATAATACCGATGTTCTTAGGCTCGTAAACACGTTTCCAGTTCTTGAATTTAGCCAAATCAGCGTTTGATGGAGTGATGTTTCCAGCATCCACTTCTGCGCCAGTCCATTTCACACCGTAAGGATGCATCACAAGGGCACGACGAGTGTAAATCATGTCGTTACCTTTAGCAGCTTCACGAGAAGTTTCAAATGTAGTCAATCCTGATGGATTTCCTGTATTGAGACCGATTGAACCTGTACGGAAAAGATATGAAGTATAAACATCCCCTGTTGGTACAATACCATCATCGATAATGACACGGTAACCAAGGTAAGTTGGAATGTTGATAGTAGCAGTTGTTGGCTGGATGTATTGAATCAAGTTATCTTTTTGTAGTTTAGTATAAACCGCAGAGTGCATAGCAATAGCAGTAACTTGATCAGCAGAATCTCCAAGCAATTGTTTAGCGTCAAGTACCATAGCTGCACTAATTCCTTTAGCTACTTTCGTTTGGTCTGATACGTGAGTTTCTTCAAGAGCACCTTTCTCACCACCTGTTCCAGCAGCAAAGATACCATTCAAGGTAGCAATCAAGGCTTTTTGGTCTTCACGCAACCAGTAAGCACCGATACGGTTCAAGATAGCACGGACTGGGTCAGAACCAGCTACGATACCAGTCAATTCGTTAGCAGCCCAACCACGTCCACGATAAAGAACGCAGGCAATGTCTGCTCCAGCAGTGATTTTACCAGTTTCTAGGGCTTTATCACCATTTCCAAGAACCTCAGAATCACCAGTAAGGTCATTCCAAAACGGCATGTTGACCAAAAGACCACCAGATGTAATGTTTTTAGAGACACGCTCGTCTGATACTGCGATACCACTTTGAACGAAAGCAGATTTAGCAGCTGTGTACTGTTGCATGTAGGCATTGTACTGTTGAGGTGTAATCGTGTCTAGAATCTTTGTAATTTCATTAGCCATTAGTTATTTTCTCCTTGTTGTTCTAAAAATTGAGTTAGGTTAAAGTTAGGATTGCTCATAGCAGTTTCCCAATTCCCTAAATTAGCACCTTGCCCATCGCCTTGATTTGGCGTGTATTGGGCTTGTTTCTCCCCGTTAAAGAGATATGGACTCTTAGCACGCTGAGCTTCGATTTGCTCAGTCAAGCCAATCAATTTGCCATCTTTTACAGAGATTTCGTCTTTGTTTAAGATTTTCTCAAAAATTTCTGCGTCTCGAACGCCAGCTTTTGTCAATTCAGCATCGATTAAGCGAGATTTGTTCTCATCTGCTAGTTTCATTTCAAGCGCTTCTGTATCTTTTTTGTACTTTGCTTGTAAGTCCTCTAGCTTTTGCTGAATTTCTTCAACATCTGCGCCTTTTTTCTTCAAATCATTCAAGTCTTTGTCACGTTGTGTCAGCTGTCCACGAACGCTCTCTAATTCGCTTTCTTTACTTGCCACATCATCCTTAAATTTTTGGACAGAAGCACCATACAAAGCGAAGACTTGAGAAATTTGGTCTTCAGTTAAGCCGATGTTTGCCAGTTGTTCTTTTTTCATTTTGAAAATCCTTTCCTCTACGCTAGGCTTTTTAGGTGTTCTCCATCACCAGTCGCTCCGCTTTTGTTAGGACTACGGACTTGTCCAATAGTTGAACCTTTTAACGCCATGCTCGGGGCATAAGAAAACCGTACGGGATTCCATACGGTTAGGGCATAATTAAATAAATAGTAGTCTAAAGGTTTCACGGCCTTTAGGTGTGATGAGAGTCTGTGTGCCAGACCATTGTGTTTTTTCGTTGAGTGTTTCCTTGACCTCAAACAAACCATCGTTTTTATTGGCTGTTGGTTGGAGCTTGCCTTTCTTATCTCGGTAGATGTATTTTTTCTCCATCAAGAAGTCAATAAACTTGCGTTCTTTGATTTTTAATTGTTTTGCTGTTTCTCTGAAGCTGGTCAGTAAGTTTCTATCTACTAGTTCATCGAAATAGTCTGCTTTCGGCTTCATTATGGTATTTTCAACGGAAAGTACAGCTTTTTCAGCTTCCAAGTGTTTAATGACTGCTTCTTTTTCTTTTAGTTGATTACCAGCCATAAGGAGCAAGTCTGCTAAGGCTTGTTTGTTGTGTGTGATATTATAGGCCACTTGGTCGGTCATATAAGCGCCATGCTTACGAATAGAGGGGAGAACCTCGCTAGTGACCCAATCAGCAAATTTCTCTGCTTCTGGTTTGCGAGATTGAAAAACAAGTTTATAGAAATTCGCTTCGTTGATGAAGTTGGCTTGTTGGACTCCTCCATTTGTAAGGATGTCACTACTAGTTACACCCTTTGGATTGAGTCTTTCTAGTGTTTTTCGTGGATTGCTTAAATCCAGAATTTGACAACAATCATTCAAATTAAAGAATGGCTCGCCTTTAATTTCTACTGTTCTTACTTCTCCGAATTGTTCATTTTTAAAAATTTGTAGTTCCATTTTTATGCTCCTAGTTAAAAATTTTACTTCCTAAGATTTCTGCTTTATCTGTTGAGTTCATCAAAATAAAAGCAATTTCATCTAGTGTTGAATGAAGTAAACCGAATTGTTCATTAAAAGTATCAAAGAACTTTTTAGACATCTCTTTAAAAGCTGTATCGTCCTTAAGTTGAACCCAAGCCAAGGTTTCTGTCATATTGGTTGCCATTTCAACCGTTCTTCGAATATCTGCAAGTTCGTAGCCTAGATGAGTCAATTGTTCTTCTGTTAATTCAATTTTTGCCATAATAAAAACACTCCTTCGTGTACCTTGAAAAGAGCGTCTCAGCATGATATAATATTTCATGCAGAAACACTTCTGTGGTGATACCGTTTAGCTCGCAAGTTTGGCGACAGAGAGCTAGGCGGTATTTGTTATTTTAGACGACTTATTGCTTCTCTAACACCGTCAGCTTTGGAGAGATTATTATTTTTGCAATACTCTTCCAAAGTTTTATTAGTTTCCTCGTTAATCCTAACAGTTAACTTAACGGTCTTAGGGTCGCTCGTAGGTCGCCCCATTTTCTTTTTGTCAGTCAAGTTCATCACCTCACTTTTGCCGACATAAGTATAATAAAACTATTGTCGGCATTTGTCAAGCGATTTTTAAAACTTTTTTTGCCATTATAAAAACTCCTTTGCGGTATGACAAAGAAGCTCTTTTCTGATATAATGATTTCAGAAAGAGTTTCTTTCGTGCGATAACGTATAATCACAACTTTGGCGAGGAGGATTATGCGTTATTTTGTTTTTTCAAGACCTAAAACTAATTTTATGCCTTTTCTAACCACTTCTGTACGAGTGGTCTTTTTTTGTAAGCAATAATCTTCCAAACGTTTATTCAACTCTGAGTCGATTCTTGCTTTAACTTCGACATTCAACGGTTTTTCGCTTTTTGGTCTTCCGGTTCGTGGACTCATTTCATCACCTACTTTCTGTGCCACAACAATATATTACAACTTGTGCCACAAAAAGTCAAGAGGTTTTTTGAAAAAAATTAAAAATAAGAAAAGCACTTAGATTTCTCTAGGTGCTTTGATAACTATTAATAAGCAAATTCAAGTTTTGGTTTTATATCTTGATAAAGTTTTAAGATTTCAGGAGGAGTGTCCTCACGGAAAATAAATTGTTTCTTTCCTGAAATAGTTTTATCGCCGACAATCCAGTGGCGGATTTGTTTTGTAAAAATCAAAACTTCTTTGCTAGGCATAGCCATTACTTCCATGATAATACCTCCTTGACTTTATTTAACAGATTTGGGTCTGTAATCTTATCCCCCAATACCCCGACTTCAGCAACCAACTCATTGATGTTATCGTTGTAAAACGCAATAGCTGCATTATCGCTAATACTATAAAGATAATTATAGTCATGTTTCAATTGTTCCTTGACATATGACACTAATGGGGAGTTCAATTCAGACATTGCTTGTTCGACACTATTATACCGCTTTTTGTTGGCTTTGTAAAATGCTTTAGCAGAGTCCCAATGTTTTTTATGCGTTAATTCATGAACCATGGTATCTGTAATATTTTGAGCGGCAAAATAATTATCAGATAGAACTTTAGCAAATTCTATTTCCGAATGAAGTGCATCACTCACAAATAGAATATCCTGTTTATAATCATACCCAGCAAACCCAGGTAGTCTTGATTTTTTCAAAAAAACAACTGTTGGAGTTGGAAAATCATTTAATTCCTTAAGGCTTGATTGGACATTAAAAACAGTATCTCTGATTTTCTTTGTGTTATCTTGTACCCAAAAATCAAAATCTGTTCCATTCAATTTCTTTGTTTTAACTCTGATATCATTTCCAACTGCAAAGGAGCGTTGTTTAGCCATTAAGTCCATTGTAAACATATCCTGATTATACATCTTTTCCCCATCTTTCGCAACATACTTGCTATACCACTCTTTATAAGTCATATCGGCAGGTACTAGCTCGGTCTTACCTGTCACTGGATTTCTTGCTCTGCGCTTCAGCTTGCTGTAGTCTGCGTCCTCGTCGTATGCGACAGTAGTAGACCTACACCACGGATGCATAGGTGGACAATTGACGCCAGGAACGGCCTTATCCCTATCATAGACCTGATTGTCATGCTCTTGACAAATGCGTGATGTACGCTTGTCTAAAACTGCCACAAAGATATATTTCTCTATGTCTGCTTCTTCATAGCTGAGTAATTCCATCTGATTATGAAAAAAGGCTGATTCTGTCCGAACCAAACGCCTTGCATCATTCTGACCTACACTGAACCGCTCAGCGATTGCTTGTGCAGTTTCTCGTGTGTCTCGGCCAGTCATAAGGCTCATGAGTAGTTCATCTTTTATGCTTGAAGTAAGCTTCCCTGTGTTCTTCCAGATGTTTGTTGAGTACGTACTTCCATCTCCTACCCAACTAAAAGACTGTAGATGTTTAATCTCGCTCTCAGGAAGCCCAGAAAAGCCATATGCCAGCCCTGTCTGCTGCTGCAGGTCAAATGTAGCCTTGTAATAACTATCCTTCATCAGGTCGCTGTAAAAGGCGTCTGAGCCTGTCTTCTCCGAATGATAGATAGATTCACGCATACGGTCTAAATCGTCGCTCAAACGCTCCAGGCGCTTCATACGAAAAGAATAAGCTGGACTGTCCAAATCTGCAAGTAATCGTTGGATGTTCGGGTCATTCGGTCTTGCTTCAAGCACCTTACGAAGTTCATTCAAGTTTTTCTTGTCTTTCATGTTCTTCAAGACTTGTCTAGCATCTACCTGACTTAAACCATAATCGCGTTGGAACTTATCGAAAATCTTATTGATTTCCTTATCCAAGTAGATCTTAGCTTCTTGATAGATCTTATCGAACTGGTCTGCCTGCTTTTCGGCCTTGTCCATCTGCTGGTAAATCAGATTGGCTTTCCTCTTCGCCCAATACTCCTGATTCTTCATCCTCTACCTCATCTTCAGGTTTCGTGTTGTCTTGGTTGAACATCGGCATGTCCTCCATGTTCTTCTTTTTCTCTTCTTCCAAGGCTTCCAGTTCAGCGTCAGGGTCTTCCACGAATGGCAAGAGAGAAATAAGCTGCCTGTTGGTCACTTTGCCTTCAAGGTTGTTCACAATCTGAGAAATCTCCAACAAATTCTTAGGTAAACCACGGCTAAACTGCGGAACAATTGAATGAGATTCTAAAGCAATCTGCTTCATGCCCAAGTAATGAGCAAAAATTGCAATACGCTGACGCAATCCACGCTTGTAGTTCGCTTCCTTGGTCTTAGTAATCATCTCAAGGCCCATTAGCTTGAATTCCATGGCTACGCCTGACGTGTTCCCTGCGAAGTTCTCATCAGTAAGATTCGGCACATGACTAAATGTGTAGATATCCTCTTTAAGAGCCGTGCGCAAGATTTCCGTGGCACTTTCGTCCAGCGTGTTCTTCAAGAACTCAGCTCTCGCACTATCTCCCGGTAATTCCAAAAGACCTTCTTCAGAAAGAATCTTCATCGCTACCTTAGCATCTTCTGGTGTGTCTGCTAACTGTGTGCCATATAAGACAAGGATAGACTCTACTGCCTGTTCCTTGTCATTGACACGGTTACCCATCAAGGAATTATAAGCATCAATCAAGCTAATCTGTTGCTCGTAGTCGCCAATGGCAAAGTGATTATTGCGATACTCGATAATCGGAATCTGTCCAAGGTTGTGAGGTTCTACTTGCTCATTCTGAGTTGTTCCTGAATCTGTACTTCTCAGGACCATGTGATAGTGTAGATTCTCTGTAAAGACCTCTGCTTGGTACTTAGTCGTGTCTTTTGTATCGTCCTTAACTTGATAGTAATAAACCGCAAACAGAGGCTTACGCTCAATGCTATCATCATAGACCATGAAGGTATTCTCTGGATCAATACTAGTTGAGTCCAACTCAGTCAATCCCTCTTTAGCATAGATGTACTCATAAGCACGTCCATAAATAGCCATGTTTAAAGCATTCTGCGCATCTACTTGGTCAATCTCAGCACCGTCAAAGGCTGTGAGTAATTCATCGATATCACCTTCAGCAGTGTTATTGTACTTGATAGGATTGCCCATAAAATAGCCTGTAGCCGTGTCTGCGATATCCTTGGCATGATTAGCTACTGTTTTATAATTAGGTGCGTTCTCGTTGCGTCTTTTGTGATTTAAGATAGCATGCTCACCCATGTAGTAGCTTTTTAAATCCTTCAAACGTGAGCCTTCATTGCTATGTTTCGTTATCAATTTGTAAATCAGGTCTTTCTTCAAAGAACCCTCATCATATCCATCTCGTGGATAAGTTAAATATTGGTACATGTCTTTCCTCTCTATAGACCATAATCAGAACGTCTGCGGACGGTTGCTTTCCCACCTTCGATACATTGAAGGCTATAACGTAGCGCGTCCATCAAGTGGTTATTTTTATCTTCTGGCTTGTTCAACCAGTTGCCTTCTTTATCTCGCTGGTAACAGTAACTATAAAATTCATCCATGATATGTTCACAACTTGGATGTACATAAATAGCGTATCCTTGTAATTTGGACACGCCTGCCATGATACTATCCTTACCTTTCCGACTCTCTTTAATTCGAGTTATCCCATGTTCTGACCTGAGCTCTTCAATAAGTCGTGACTCTGCGCTATCTGCGATGATTGTCGAGCGATGATAACCTTTATCTTTTATCATCTTAGCGACTTCCTTGGTTATCAGACCAACTCTGTACGCTTCGTCAAAGATGTGTATTTCTTTCATTGTGTCATTTATCAGCGAACAACACAAAGCAGTCGGGTCGTGAGTAAAACCGAAGTCAAGACCGATACATAATTTATTAGCTGAATCTCGTAGTAATTCATCCTTATCGAAATCCTTGACAGTCACGTTCTCGTAGATTAAGCCTTCAGCAACTCCCCACTCGCCATCACAAACGATTCTAGCCCGTCTTGGGTTCGTATGATACAAATCCTCATAGCGCTTGATATCGACTTCATCAAGCCACTCATTGCATTTATAAGTAGTCGTAGTAGCGAATGTATCAGCCCGTCTCGTCTCTTCATCAAAGAACACACGCTTGAGCCAGTGCCTTTCGTTCCACGGGTTAAATGTGACTGTGATTTGTTTAAAGAAATCGGGTACGTCTAAGCTACCACGGATGGATTCAACTACTGTACTGAACTTATCTTCAGTCTCAATTTGATACGCTTCCTCGAACCATGCCCAACAAAGACTGCCGACATCGACCGTGATAGATGTGATTTTGAGTTCATCATCCAAACCACGAAATAGAATTTTTTGATCAGTCGCTTTTACAGTTATTTCAGGCAAAGACTCATTAAATTTAAATAAATGAGTCACACCTAATACGTTACACGCCCACTTGAAATCCGTATAGGTCGATTGTTTGTTCGTATTCGAATATCTACGAATGACAAGCAAGTTAGCCCAGGGATATTTCAAAAGACGGACAACATAATTTAAAGCGGTTGTCTTGGACTTCTTCGAACCACGAGACCCTTTGACTACACGATAAAGATTCCTTGAACGCCAGAACTGGCCGTATCCAGCTCCTACTGTCTTAGGCAGGTCAACAACAATATCATTCTGTTTAATCTGGTATGTCTGACTCATTCGCAAACACCACTGTTCCAGAAACGTCAGCCTCTACCTTGTCAGTCCAAAGCCTATGACGTTTCCCTAAGAGTTCAGCTGCCTTGATTCTATCTTTTGCTCCGACATCAATATCCGTAATCGTTTGACCTAATTCTCCTATGCTTATCAAGGTCTGTTCTTGCGTCTCTCCTCGCATTACTGATGTTAGGTAACTAAGGACTTCTTGCTGATCTGCAATTTTCTCAGAATCAAGTTGTTTCAACCGTTCATCTATATAGCTTTTAATCTTAGGATTCTTTAGTAACTTATGTCCTTCAACGCCTGCCACTCTATCACTAGAAGCACGATAACCTGCTTTCTTATAAGCTTCCGTCGCATTACCTGAGATGATGTACTCATCTGCGAATCTCTTTTGTTTTATCCTCAATCCATTCAATTTTCCATCACCACCTTTCAAACAATCAAAAAAAGCCACACGATGTGTGACCTTTTTAAAACCTCTCTCTGCGAATTAAAATCGCAATTGGAACGACAGGATTCGAACCTGTGACATCATCCGTCTACCATATATCCATTAACCAGCATGAGACTACTGCTTTAAACGAGTGACTTTTGATAACTTATAGTTTATTATCTTGTCCACAAATATCCCTACTTGTATCACTCATGCACGATTGGTTAGACCAATCACTCCTTACATCGCAAACTACTAAGCCATTTTTCAATTAACGAAGCCCCCGCTAAAAGTCTAAGCTGCTTTACTCTTTGACTTTACTCTCATCCTTGCGAGACTTGAGCAGGCAATCTAATTGCCGAAGTACACTTTCATTTACGACGGGCGATGACTTTTGCTTTTTTGAGTTTTTTTCTATCTTGAATAGCCTTAAAATATAAAAATCATCTTTTCATCTATCACAGACACGCATCGCCATGTGTTTCATTCTCTTTTGAAGAACAAAATGCACAGCGCCTGCTTGTTATCGATTGTTTTGCGGACAATCGACTCACCTTACATACTTTTGGGAGGCACCCAATTTTTGTAAGATATGGTATTAAGCTCTTGTTGCACCTCGAACCAAATACCTCTTTCCTCTTATAGACTCGTTTCACAGCCAAACTGCCACGTTTGCATTTCCTCAGCACCTTGCCGTCGGAATCTGTCTGCTTTAACTTCGCCCACCTATTCCAAAACTGAAATAGTTAAGATTAAATTGCTTAGATTGACCATTGCTGGCAGGATGTTTGATAGATTTAAAAACATCCTTTTCCTGAGTTACCACAGATTATCTAGGCTAAGCCCTAAAACTGCAAGACGACTACTACCTTGCGTGTTAATTAGAAATAAATTTTCTGATTTATTTTTTGTAGTCATTAACGGCGATGCCCGGAATCGAACCAAGGGAAACATAGGAGAGAAACCACTTACCTGTCACCGCCATGTGAGGCCGAAGCCTCGGAAATAAAATGAAAAATATAAAGGAGACGTCAATGAACGAAATAGAGGGAGGGACTCGAACCCTCAACGCCTTTACGACACCCTGATTTCAGGTAACCATCTACCAAATTCTGAGACCTCTATATCTAATTATTGACACTACCATTCTAACAGATTATCGTTACAGTGCACATCAAGATTGTTTTGATTAACACATATTATCAAGACATTCTCAATATAACTCAAGAAATTCCAAATTATTCCAAAATTACCTCCAGCTCTTCAATAGCAACCTTACGCATGCTGTAATACGAGCTCTTGCTGATCGATAACTTATCACAAATATCCTCAATATACGTTTTAGTAATATATGTCATTCTCAAAATTGTCCGATGCTTCGGATTTGTTAACTTATTGATCATTCGACCTAATTCAAGTTTCCTGTTAATAACTTCCTTGGTATCCTGCTCTATAGCCTCTTTCATCACGACAAGCTGAGTATAGACATCATCAACTTTTCTAGTCTGTCCACCTTGGACTTTGACACCTGACCATTTAGGACTTGAGAGCAAACCTGCCTCAAGCTCATTGATTTCATCTATACGGC